TATCATCATAATAAGCATCATTAGCTTTTCTATTAGCAATTCGTGCATCAACCTTTGCCTTATAAGCAGCGAATTTACCGTCTTTAGGTTCCGGCTTGGGTTCAGGTTTTTTGGGTTCATAATCCGGATTTGTATTAAGTTGGTGTTGATACATATTTCTATTAACTTTTCCAGGAGTGCCATCTTTTTTTCTAAGAGAAGCATTCTGCATCATAACTACATTATCAAGCTCATTTTCATTAAATACAAATAAACTCATTTATTTTCACCTCATATATGATTTTTTAAAAATAAATTCTACTTAAATTTAAATAGAATACTAAGTATTAACTTTATGTTCAATTATTTAAAATTACTTTCTATTAGTTCTTAACTGGTTTCTATAGTTATTCATGTTATTATTTAACGTTTCCTTAGCTTGACTCGCTACATTTCTAGATGTTTCGACGTAATCGTTTCCTTCTTTTTTATAGGTATTAAATCTAACATCTCTAACCCCGAGTTTATTCATATTATTACCAAGAGATCTATTTTTCCAAGTACGCTGAAGTCGTCCTATTACAGAAACAATAGCAGTCAAGATTCTTACAAATATTTTCTTGATTTGAAGAATAAACCATTTTACTTTTTCACCAAAATTAGTTCCAACATTACTCTTAGATTTCATATTGATAGCTCTTAATTTAACATCAAAAGATCTAATCTTTTCTTCTAATCTAACTTTTAATCTTTCTAATCCACTAAGTTCAGAAGATTTATTGATCAAATTAATAATCTGATTAGCTTTTTCATTAATCTGAGAAGTAACTTGCTGAGGATTGGAATTTTGAGAATTGATAGCCTGTTCTCCATTTTGAACCTGAGCGGTAATTTGAACCATATTGTTCATAATAACGCTCATAGACGTTTAACCATTGTCCCCTTGTTTATATTGACCGTTAGAAAATTGAGGGGGTGTTTGATTAGGTTGATTATCTTCTCTTAATACAAATAATCCCATTATTCTATCCCTCTAATTTTATTATAAATTTTAGAAATAGCAGATACAAGTAATTTAAGAATTTTTGTAAAGATTCTCTTAAGCTGAATAAAAGCCCATTTGATAGCATTGATAACTTTGGTACCAATACCTTCATCTTTAAATTTCAATTCTTTAATTTCTTTATCCCATTTTTCTAATTTATCTTCTAAACGTTTTTTAAATCTTTCTAATGCAGTAAGATCTTCTCTGCTAACTTCATTACTGCTTTCAACAGTTTTTATATCTCTTTCAATATCATTAGCAGTTTTTTCTACTTCTTGTTTAGCTGCATTATTAGTAACCCCATTCTGGGAGTCGGCTACCATTTCATTAGATTTGGTAAAAAGACGTTTTACTTTTTCTTTAAAAGCCTTAAAAGCATCTGTAACACGGCTTTCTTCTAATGAATAGATATCATTGTATCCATATCCTTCATTCATTGTAAATAATGGCATGTCTTTATTATCCTTTCTTTATCTTCATGGTATTAAGATAATCCTAAAGAATTATTTTTAATATCATTTCCAATGTCTCTATATTTGCTTCCAAATATCTTTGCATTTTTATTATATCCTACTGCTGTATTTAAAGAATCTTTATCATACTTCTTTATTTCTTTTCTATATTTATAATTGTTGTATTTATCTTTAATAAATCTATGAGCCACTGCCAATGCTTTTACAATAGCTCTAAGTATTTTACTTAAAACTTCCAATACTAAATCTCTTATTATTTTTATAGCTCTTATAATTTTTTTACCTATAGCTTCATCGCCATATTTAACCATAAATGCATTATTGATTGTTTTTAATTTTAATTTTGTAATATAATTTTCTATACGATGTTGTAATCTTTCTAAAAAAGTAGGATTTGACATTTTTCCTATATATTTAATAATTTCAGCACCATATTCATTTGCTTCTTTTTTTTTCAGATATACTTCATTAGGATTAAATTCAGAGGTATGGGTCATTGTATTTTCTATTTTTAATAAATTTTCTATACCCATATTTACAAATTTGTGTAACCCTTCTTCTTTACTCAAATCTATTTTAGATGATTTATCATACAGTTCATCGTCATTTAGATTTGATAAAACTTTTATATCTTTATCTTCATTGATTACAAATAATCCCATAATTTATCCACCTAACTATATTTAACTTCTAAATCATTATCTTTTGCAAGTACATCTGTTCTATATTTTACTTCATTTTCAGCTTTTCTACGTTCTATTTCATTTCTAATATTACCTTTATTAGAACCAGATAATTCGTTCTTATACTTGCTATTATAATATTTATCCTTTACATAACGATGGGCTTTAGCTATCATAGAAACAATAAACCCTATTATCTTTAAAAATATTTTTATTATATAGCCTATAAGAAGTTCATATGCTTTATATATTTTAACAAATATAGAATCAGTTTCGAATATTTTCTTTGCAAATAGTTCTTTTTTCTTATTTTTAATAAAAAGCTTATACTTTTCTACTTTAGATTCTATCCAATATTTCATCTTTTCAAGAACAGTTAGATTAGAAATATTTTTGATAGCATCTATTGCTTTCTTACTATACTTATCTACTTCATTCTTGCTCATACTTAATTCATTTGGATTATATCTGGTTACAGAGGATCCTTTATATTTACCAATTTGAAGCCATCCGTTTTCACCATCATATATTCTAGCAGTACCAGCAATATCTAAGATATTCTCTCTAGCTACTTTTACCCATTTATCTCGTTCTTCTTTATTTTCTGGAGCTCTTGTAAAGTTAAATTTAGGAGATAAAATATTACTATTTACATCTGGCTCGAAATACTTATCTGGAGAATATCCCTCTTCTTGGAAGAGGGATATTTCTTTGTTTATAAATAAGCTCATTTTATATTATCCTATATATTAAAGGGCTTCTTGATCGCCATGTGCTGCTTGAGGACCTGTTTGAGAGGAGCTTGAATATCCTCCTTGAGATTCTCCAATTCCAGAATGTGCAGAATTTTGAGGATCACCAGATACAGGCTGAGTAGCACTATGTGTAGAAGATTCAGAGCTAGAAGTATGTGTAGAAGATTCAGTTCCAGGTGTTGCAGCTGCTTCTTCTTTAAACTTTACTAAATCGGAGATACGGCGATAACGTGTTCCTTTATCAAAAGAAGTCTTAGGTTCTGTATGGTTAGCAGCGGCTTCTTCTTTAGCTTTAAGATCTTCAAAATATGCTTTGAAGTGAGCTTTAGCTTTCTTTTCTACAATTTCAGCTTCAGTAAGATCTTTATCCTGATCTAATTCAGCTTCGTTCTTTGCTTTGATTTCTTTTTCAAATTTAGCAATGCATTGACGAACAAATTCATCATTAGCATCTTTCATCTTTTTAGCGATTTGTTCTTCTAAATCAGGAATGGGTTTAACTTTAGCTTCATCAACGGCTTTACCACCATTTTCACCATCAAATTCTTTAAAGCCAATTTTCTTTTCAGCTTCACTAAGTTCTGCTTCTTTTTTCAAAGTCAAAGGAATGAATTCTTTCTTAATCTGTTTTGTACCAAGAATTTCTTCTTCAGTTTCTTTGATTTCGAATACAGCTACACCTAATTTGATGCATTTCTTAATCAAGTCTGTGCTTAATACAACTTCAGGAGTTGTACCAGCGATACCAATAAAGTTCAAAACTGCTCCACCAGGAGCTACCATTTTAACGTATTTATATTTAGCTGTTGCCATTTATAATTTCCTCTTTTCTTAAAAAAGTATAGTAAATCATTATTATGATGTAAAAATCAATATTTAGTATTCTCTTATCTCTTGGGTTTGGAACCGTATTTTAGCCCCTTGTTGAAATTTTCTTCATCATCAATCTTTAATACTGTAGGAAGTGCTACATTATATGATTTTTCTATAGCACTTAATTGACCATTATATTTCTTATTTTGATAAGAGAGGATATGATTAACAGAATACTTATCATCTTTCTTACCAACATGATTAGCAAGTTTCTGTAATCTTATAGCAATCCAATCTATAATTCTTAATATAACTCTTAAGAATTTTCTAATAAGATTTTGCTTTCTAAGATCTCTTTCCTTATTCAACTCAGCAAGAAATTTAGTATACAGATTTCTGAATTTAGCAATTTTAGAAGCAAGCCAAGTCTTAGGTCTACTATTTATTTCTCTCTTTATATCAGCAAGACCTTTTCCTCTTAGGTCTTTTCTTGCTTGTGAGAAATTATTCAAGATTTCCATACGTTTAGGATGTTTTGATAACCCCATCATATCATCATGGTTATCTAAATACCCTTTTATTGTACTATCATTTATATCTGGTATATCTTCTTCATTTATAACGTTATAATATACAGAAGGAAGCATTGCTACTTCTTCTGATAGTAATACGTTTTCTTTACTATATAATCCCATATTGTATACCTCATATTGTTATTAGATTATAAATATCTTTCATTATTTTTAACTACGTCTTGATATATGAAGTTTATAATATAATTACCCTTTCCTATATATTCTTTATACAATAAGGCTGTATCTATATTATATCTCCGTATGTATTTAGTTATAGATACATATAGATTTAGATATTCTTTAGAAACCTTTTCTAAGATCTTATTATGTTTCGTTTTATATTCTTCATCTTTACTAGACTTTATTTTAGCAATAACTTTCTTTTTATTTTCTTTAGCTCTTTTAAAATTCTCTTCTAGTTCTTTAGCAAGTTTGGCTCTATTATTATGATGATCTGTAATCTCTTCATATACCTTTTGATCATAATCTTCTATTAACTTTACAACATTTAAAGTTGTCATAGACTTATGTTTATTGTAATACTTAGATTGAGATTTTAAATGTTTGATTAGTTTTTCATTTCCATATCCCATTTCTCTAGGGGGTATAAATAGATTAGTCTTAGAATCTATACCATTTAACCATATTTCTTCTTTTGTAAATATAGTTAAAGCCTTTTGTACATCGATTTCTACTACAGGGATACCATTCATCAGATCAGGTGCTTCATAGTATCTTCCTGCAAAAAGTTTATTATCTTCACATTCTTTTTTTATAAATTCAATTTGCGATTTTTTATCTTTGTTATTTACAAGTATCATGTAAAACATTCTCTTTAAAAAATCACTATCTAAATTTTTCATAACTTTTAAATTATGAGTTATCTTAAGATCATCGAGATCTAATCTAGATGCAACTGAACTTTTGTTTTTGTATTTCATTATCAAAGACTTTAGTCCATCTACATACTCTCTATATAAACTACTAAGTTTAGGACTAGAATCTTTTTGTCCTTTTTTTAAAACTTTCTCTATATTATTAGAGTCTGAAATAGAGTCTACAAGAAAATTCATATTCATACTCCTTATTTATTAATTCTATAAATATTTTCTGTTTTATCTTCTACTGCATTCATCTTAAGCTCAGCTAAGATAGACAGCAATTGAGAAAAATCATTATCAGTTAATCTTAGATAATTATAAGTCCCAAGATTAGTTATCATTTTTTCTTTAGCTTCTTGTTTAGCTCTATAATCAACCATTTTTCTATTGTTAGGATTTTTTCCTCCATCTTTAACTTCTATAATTAGATTATAAGGAAGGAGCAAAAAGTCTGTTATCCAATGCTTCTTTTTGCCTTTGTATTCATATTCTAATACAGGACCAGGGGCTAATACTTCATCAGATTTGTATTCTAAAGTTTTATCTAAAAACTCCATAAGATTCTTTTCATATTTACCTGTATAAGTAAACACTTTACCATCTGACCATTTATATTTACCACTTATCTTTCTATTAGCAAGCATCTTCTCTTGTTGTTCTGGATCATCTAAAAGATGTGGTTTATTATAGATCTTCATCATTCTTTCTCTATACGTCTTTTTTATAGCTTCATAACATTTAGGATTTCCACAAAGTCTTTCATATTTCTGACGTTTTTCATTCCACTTTGTTGGTTTTCCACATACAGTGCAATTCCCATGACCATCTTTATTATTCACAATATCATATACAAGGCGATATGCTGTATAATTTAAAGGAAGTTCATCTTGATGATTCTTGTCTATATGCTTTACTAAATCTTTTCTATGGTATGAAGCATTACAATAAGGGCAAGCATAATTCTTCATTAATGTGACCTCTATTCTTTATACTTTATATATAGGTTTTACTTACAAAAATATATGAGCAAAATAATCATAATATGACATAGCTGATCTATTGCAAAGATCTTCTTATCTAATTTTCTAATCTTACAATAAGAAAGATGTTTATTTTGTCTATTATTTTTTAATATAGTATTATGAACTGTTCTTTTTCCTAAGTCTATAAATAAATGTGACATGAAAAGCATAATAAAAGAAAGCCTGCTATACCTATACCATATAGGAATATTTATTACAGTTAAATATCCCATCATAACTACAGTAGCATATAATAAACAATGAAATACCATTATAAACATAGACTTATCTTTTCGTTTTCTTAATTCATCTGGCTGTAATATAAAATCAGCAAAATAGTGAAATGAAAGCATTATAAGTATATCAATAACCATAATTTATCATTCTTCTCTCTTATATGACCAAAAAAAATAAGTATAATATAACCGATTATATTAAAGTCAATTACAAACCTTATTTGTTAATAAAAAAGAAAGAGGTCTCCCTCTTTCTTTCTTATTTTAATACATTTCTAGAATATCATCTATAGAATTGTATTCTTTGTTGGTTTCTCCCCATTGTTTATCAAAACTTCCTTTCGTATCTTTTTTATACATCTCTCTAATCTTCTCTTTTTCTTTAATACTTAACTTACTAGTTTTTATTCTTCTTTTTCTTTCTTTCATAGGTTTTGCTAGAACTTCATACTCATAGAAATCTTTGGATAATCCTCCAAATATTTCTGCTAAAGTTAGAATAGCAGCAACCCCACCAATAATTTTTACAGGATGATATACATTTGTTGTCATAATAATCTCCTCCTTTCATCCTCCACTACTATAGTATATAATTTCTGACAAAATTAACTCGATAGGGAATTAACCCTATCGAGATATATTAATCTTTAGCATTTCCATTTATAGTATCTTTTTCGATATGACGTTCATCTTTATTCTTTGGAGAAAATTTAGCTTTCTTATTTCTAGTCTTGTATTTACTAGGGCCAGATACTACCTTATTATACTTTTCTTCATCAGGAGGATGATGACTATATCCTCTACTCAATCTCTTTATTTTATTCTTAATACCTTCTATAGAGTTGATTCTTTTTGCTTCATCTAAAACAAATAAGCCCATTATTTATCATTCACTTTCCGTTGCTGATTTTGTTGTTGAGGCTGAGGTTGATTAGGGGTATTTTGAGTGCCTTTGGAATAACTATTTACATGGGTTTGCATAAATGACATCATATCTCTATATATCATTCCAGATACAGTCATCTTAGTACTAAGAATCTGCCTAACAAGATTGCAAACTAATTTCTTCTTATTCCAAACAGTAGTATCGCTGTCTTCGCCATTTTGTTTTTGTCCATTTTGACCAGAAGTATTTTTATTATCAAAAGTCATCTTTGGTTTTGCATTACTTGTTTGCTGTTGTTGATTTGTTGCATTTTGTTGTTGAGATTGAGTTGTATCAGCTTCTGATAATGAATCCCCAAAGTGTTTATTATAGAATTCTCCAAAGTGTTTATTATAGAATAATGTAAAGTCAATATCTTCCTTCAAACTGGAATTAGAGGTTGCATAAGCTTCTGATAATAGATCTCCAAAATACTTATTATAGAATAATGTAAAATCTGTATCTGCATTTAAACTAGTATTAGAAGTTGCATTTCCTGCAGCCATATTAGCTGTATTAGATTTGTTTACGGCATTATTCATATTATTATTGTTTATTTGTGTTTGGGTGATAGGATTCTCTGTATTCCCAGTAATAGGATTTCTGTTGATATAATTTATATATCCATGGATATCTGTTTCTAAAGATTTTATAAAGGTATTTATAGAATTGCAGAAATTGTATGCACTGGGAAGAAATTGCTGTAATTCTTGGGTTGATATATCATGAACCTTATCTTTACCATAATAATAGATTTTTGCAAAATCTTGAAACTCAGTTTCACCATTATAGGTTGAAATAAACATCTTTTTCAACCATAAATTCTGTCTCATTAATTGCTGATCATTCTGTTTTGGTTGAGTAGGATCTTGATTTGGTAATTCTATCCTCTTTAAATCTATACCACTTAAGTTTGTAGAAATAGGAGTTTTTATTCTATTAATAGCAGACTTATAATCTGGTGCCTGTTTTATATTGGCTCCGTTTCTTACAGGGTATTTATTAGCATTTAAAATAATATCATTATTTTTGCTAAGCCAAGAAGAATTTTGATTAGCTTGATCTGTTATATACTTCTTAAAGGTATTTAAACTTTGTTGAATAGAATTTATATTATCCATTCTCCACTGATCATTCGAGTCAGAAGATTCTTCATTGAATGTATCTTCATCCAGCATTTTGTTTTCATAAAGCCACTCCATAAATTCAGAGTCTATCATATTCATTTCAGATAATTCTTCTATACGATAATCTTCCATTAAAATATCTATTAATTCATTATCCATTTATAAGTCCTCTAAACCTTCTATAAATTCTTTATCGATAACAAATTTACCATTGTGTTTTTCAATATGGTTCATATAGAATTCTTCTATTTCTTTCAATTCTTCTTTCTTTAAAGCATATAAACTCTTAGGAGGATCAGGAAGTGCATGAGAGTAATAATTTCCTTCTTTATCTTTAGAGTAGCAAATTACTTGAGTAAGTTCTATTTTACAAGATTTCCGTATCTTAATACCCATAGTAACATACTCTCCATCTACATCTACTCCAATATAGTCATAGGCTCTTCCAGTATCAAATCCAAGATAGGATAAATAAATGATAAGAGGTACGATCAAAATACGTTTTCCAGGAAATTTAAAGATAGCACCAAGCAGACCCAAAAGAGCAAGATATATTAAACCAGCGGTTGCATCTTTTATTATTCTTTTTAAATTGGTTTGAGTAATATAAGCCTTAAGAAGTTTCATCTTAGGTGTATTATCAAATTCTTTTTTATCTAATTTTATAAGATTAGGATTCTTCTTATATATAGCAGATATCTGATCTCTAAACCACTTATTTAATTCTTTCCCTTTCATCATTTTATCTGTTCTGATTTTAATAGCCTTGTTTATCTTATCGTAAATAAAGATCTTTAATGCAAATCGAACTAATATAGCTACTATTAATCCTTTCCCGACTTCTTCTATATTATCTAATGTATCTTTATCTTCATTCAATAATAAATCTATATCATTATATTTTTCATAACCGTTCATATTAAGTACCTCGCCTTAGTAGATTAATTACTGAATTGTTACACAAGATGTGATTAAAAACCCACTAGGAGTTTTAAACTCCTAGTGGATGAAATATCATATTAGATATCAATTATTTTGCAGCGGTGTCAGCAGCAGCAGCTTTGTCTTCAGCTTTTTCAGCAGCTGTCTTACGAGCAGCCAAAGCAGCTTCACGACGTTTTGCACTTGTCAACTTTTCAGTCAACCATTCAATGCAGCTAGCAATCTTCTTCAAGATCTGCTGGAAAATGGAGAGGTCTTTACCTTCAGCCTTTTTAGCTTCAAGTTTCTGACGATATTCAACCATCTTAGCATTCAAAGCAGCAATACGTTCAGCAATCCATTCTTTGGGCTTGTCAATTGCATACTTCTTAATCTTAGCCAAGAAACCATCTACTTTTTCAGCTTCTGCTTTATCGCCTTCTGCGGCAGTATCCGAAACTACTTTGTCATCTTTTTCATCTGCTTTTTCAGCTTCCAACAAGTAGTTCAAGAAATCTACATCACCAGTTTTAGCATAAGCTTCAACAAGCATGTCTACGAATACATAAGCATCGCTATTTTCAGAAATCGGACGAACAACAACGTTTGCTACTTCGTCGATCAATTCGGGATCAGCAATGATACGAGCTTCGTCGATAGCAACAGCGATCGAACCAAAGTTTACATCATTGGATTCAGCAACAGCATATACAGCATCGATATAGTCGATGTTGTTTTCTTCAGACAAACGTTCGATATCGGAGAAGTTAGCAACCAATGCACCAATACGAGTATTTTCTACTACAGGTACTGCGATAGGCTGCAGTGCACATTCTTCTTCATCAAGGAATACAGCTTCGCCAAGAATATCATTGAAATTCTTGTCTTCACTTGTATTTGCTCCAATCATGAAATCGGATTCAGTGAATAACATAATTTAATTACCTCCATTATGCATAAAGAGTTTTTTAATATAATTTATAAATTATTTTCCACATGAGATATATAAATGGATATAAATCCGATGAAAATCTATACCCAAAGATTTTATTATAATGTAATCATAAACAAAAATTATTTATTCTTCAATTTTTCTTTAAGTTTGTTGATTGTATCATTAAGAAGATCTATCTTCATAGATAAATCTTTCTTTTCTAAAGGACTAGAAGAAGCTTTTAATTTATCCATAAAGGAATATTTCATTCTTCTTAAAGAAGAGAACTTCTTTCCAATCCAGTCTGAAACAATAGAGCTATTATTGGCTTTGAGTTCTATATTATACATAGCCTTTTTAAATTCAGGATATGAGTTTTGTTGAGAAAACATTTCTTTCAAAGAATATAAATCATCTTCAGCATATGCTTCCATTACTGCTTCTTTATTGTATTCATTGATCCCTTTAAATACAGCCTCAGTATAAACATAAGCCAAATCAGATTTTGAAATAGGATTGATATATACGTCAAATCCAGATTCTTTAAAATATCTAGCACTATCAAGCATATCAATATCTGTAAATAAATTAGATTCATTTACAGATAAAGATATGGTTTCAGGTAATACTTTATTTGCTTCACAAATTGAATTGATAGCATCTGTTCCATCAGTAATATTATTAGATGTAGCATATTCTACTAGATCTTCAATTCTAATAATATTTGTTGCATGTTCATAGTCTTCAAATACAGGAACTAATTCTGGATAATATTCTGTATTCTCTTCTATAGGCAACATTTTATCAAGAACAATAGATGCTTCTTCTAAAATATTAGATGAATACATTTTATCTCTCCAATTGATTAATTATTCGAGAATAATTTGGCACGGATATTGCGTTGAGCTTGTTTTCTCATCTTATCCACAAAATATTTATTACGACTATATTCGTTTTCTTTTCTAGCATCTTTTCGTTTTTGCAATGAATCGATTCTATCCCTGAACTCAGCTCTTAAACTATCATTTCCACAACCTTCTTGGAGATCTGCTGCATCATCTGCAGTCACACCGCCAGCTGTGCTTGCTGCAAGAACACCAGGGAGTTTTGCAGCTGCATTGTCTTTATATACATCATTCTTTTCAGAATGACCAGGATCGATTGCAAAATCATCTTCATCATGGCCATAGTCATCTGCATTGTATAAACCTTCGCTATCATCAAAACCAAACTTATGATCATGAGCCTGATCTTCAGAATAATCTTCATGAGCAAAGAACTTAGAACGGTTACGATCAGATCTGAGTCTATCAGCTTTATTATATCTATCTAATGCTTTTCCACCAGTCTTATCCATAAGATGTTTGTTCTTTTCCAAACCCATCTTATATCCTGCATGTCTAGCAGATTTTTGATCTTCTTTAGGAATAGCCCCACGACGTACAGCTTCTTTAGCACCCCAACGAGCCATTGATTTAATACTGGATTTTACATCAGCTTGTGTATAATCTTCATTAAAGAAAACACCCATTATAAATAACCTCCATTTATAACAATTCTTTATCAAATTTACCAGCTGCAATATCTCTTAAATATTGCAAATGCTGTTCATGAGCAGATTCTTGGATAGCATCTGTTTCATCTTCAGGAGATAAATCTTTATCATCATCTTCAGATTCTACATCACCTAAACCAAGCATATCATCTAATTCATCATCTAATTCATCATCATTTCCATCTACGTATTTATCATACGTAAGATCTTCTTTTTTATCTTTTTCATGAATTACTTGATCTTTAGGTTCAACTTTGAGTTGAACGTCTTCAGTAGATTCATTCATAGTACCAATACCAACTGTATAATTCTTTTTAATGAGTTGAATACCGTATTTGTTTAAGAATGTATCCAGCATTTGTTTGGTATTAGCAAACTTACGATAAGTCATTACATTGGTTTGGTCCCCATAGAAACCTTTACCCAATCCACCTTCAGCCCAATCATTCATCTTATCATCAGTACCAATTCCTAAAGTATTTACTTCTTCAAGAATAGATGCTTCATCAATGATAAGGGCTGTATTATGATATTGACCTTGAAGACCGTTTACAGTAAGAATATCATTGATAGCCTCCGTTACAGAAGAGACACCATTAGAAACCATATACCGAGAGAGGTCTTCCATTTCAATAAGATATTTATCGAATCGTTTAGATTCTCTAACAGGGACCATTTCTGCTAAGAATTTACATTCACTAACAGGAACAGTATTCAACTCATCTAAAATAGTTTTTACTTCTTCAACAACCCCAATGGTTGTTGTCTGGGGAACTTTGGTTCCCTTATCAGCAATAGCCATTTCAGAAAGGGTTTGAATAGCAGAATTAAACATAACTACGTATTCTCCTTCCACCATAATAATATTTTATTTTCTAAGTTTAGCACCAAGAGCAGATACTACTTCTTTCATCTTATTAGCTTGCTGAGATAAGAAAGCTTTGTTGTCACCAACAGCATTCTTAGCATCATCACAAAGTTCACTGCAGAAACGTTTTGCAGCAGCATACTTATTAGCTAACATTTTGCTATTACCTTCAAAAGAAGCATAAATAGAATCTGCATATTGTTTTGCATTCTGAACTTTTTGAATAGAGTTCAAAGTAAATGCCTTAGCAGTATTGAATTTATTTTGTAAATGATCAGAAGCTTTAGCTGCAAAATTACCAACATCATGAGCATTGCTCTTGATATGGTCTACATATCCTTCTTGGATATATTCTTGAAGTGCAGGAGATTCACTTAATGTATCATAATGCATATCTGCTTCGAAAGCTTCTAATAATTCTTGATAATAAATAGAACTTTCTGCAATGGGTGCAGAGTAAACCATGATATCATGGTTAATAAGAGTATTAGCCAATTCTACAGTATCTGCATTTTCATACAAAGCTGCTTCATTTACAATAAACCCAACACTACTATCATTATCAATACCATTTGCACTACAAACGATATCCATTGCTTCAGCAATATTCAAAATAGAATTGTCTTCAGAAAATTTGATAAAATCTTCTAATTGAATAAGGTTTTCGCCTAAACTTTCAATATGTCGAATAGGAATCATTTCTGCACTATATGAGATCTCTTCATCGAGACGACAAAGAGAATCAGCAAAATCAAATACAGAATTGTTTATAGAAAAATCTTCTTCTCTGAGTATCATATTTTAATTCCTTTCTATTATTTTAAATCCTTTTATAGATTATTAATAAATAGTCACAATATAATATTTAGAATATAAGTTTATTGCGGTCTATTAAAGTTATTAACGTTTTGATTAGCATTATTAGTCTGATTTGTTGTATTTTGAGCAAATTCTGCTGCTCTTCCTTCTCTCTTTAATAAAGGAGATTTTTGTATCAATCTATTTTGTCTACCAACTTCTCGTTTGTAGTCAATATGAGCATTTCTTAACTTATCTTTACCTTTAACAAAATTTCTAGCAGCATCGCTTACTGCATAATACCCTTGTCTAATTCTATCTTTAATATAAGCAATAGCTCTTTTTAATTGAAGAATGATAGAGGAGAACCAACCCTTTTTAGAAGCGTCTGCTTCTTCCTGTTTCTTAATAGATTCTTCTAATTTATTATTTAAGATTCTTAATTTTGCTTTAGCATCATCAAGTTTCGTTATATTATTTAAATCATTCGTAGAATACTTGGCATCATCAGAGCTTTCTTTAATAGATTGATTTCCAGATAAACTCTGGTAGATAGCATTATCTTTATAATATAACGGTTGAAGACTAATATCATCTAAATCATCTATTGACTCTAATTCTCTAGATACTTTGAATTTATCTTCTAATGTAAAATCATCACCAAATAATACTACATCAGGAAGTACTAATTCTAATTCCCCAGATTCTATAACAGAATCTAGAAACATTTCAAAATCAGTATCAAAATTATTTCTATAAGATTCTTCTGTAACTAATAATCCCATTTTATTAACTCCTAACTCATGTATTGATTTTTTGTGGCCTCAATATCTATTTTATCTATATGATCTTGTAGATTAGAAATAACCTCTTGAGTATTGGGGAAGTCATAAGATCCACTTGGATCTATATAAGTCATATACATATGAAGTACTTTAGTTTCCTTATCATAATCATATGTTCTAGATACCATTTCTGAATAATCTAAAGTAGATTTTAGTTGAGGATCCATATATTTCCCATAGGTATCTACAAATTCTTTATAATTACCATAAACATAATTTGTTGGTATAAATAAATACCCATTATGAACTAATTCATGTACAGTCTCTGATAAGGGTATTAATCCAACATTAAGTTTATAATGATTATACATTACTTCTTTTGCTACTGCATTTTCAGATATATTTTCATGATTAGCTACTCTTTTAGTATATACTGTAGTCACAATATCATATAAAGTAAGAGGAGCATGATGTATATGAATCTTAATAGAAAATGTATCTATATTATTTACGTTTTTATAAAAAGAACACTGTGTCATATCAACACAGTTTCTTAAATATTCTATAAATTTTTTATAAGATCTAGATGATCTGCATATCTTTTCTATATTTTTAAAATATTTAATAAGATCTTTCTCATTTGTAAAATCATAATCAGCAATATCAAAAGAAGGTAAATGATCTAATTTAATTTCTTCTTTTTTATTTGGTAAATCTAACTCATTATATCCTCTCATACTAAGTATTTAACCCTTCTTCTTATATATAATATTCACATTATAAGAATGTTTTCATAATTCATATTAAGCCACATCAATATAAAAAAAAATAAGGAGAACCCGCAATGGCTTTATTTAAAATTAATGAAGATTCCATACAACACACTAGAAAGAAATATAATTTAGATGAAGCATTTATTCCTAAATCTAAAGGAATGAAAGAGATGGAAAAATGCTTACATGAGATAAGAACACCTTATTTGGTTGATTATAACAGCTTACAATTTTATATAAAAAGAATTAGGAGTGCTGATGATGCAATTCAAGATGATCCTAATCTAATTAAATTCTGTAAGTTGATGGAAAAAGAATTCGTATTTGAATCTATGTCTTTGGTAATTCTTAGATCAGATGAGATGAATGCACTTACCCTTCCTGTATCTAAATCTGTTGATAAATTTAAAGAGCAAAAAATGTTAGATTCTACAGGAATGAGATATCTCAAAGAAGCAAGAGTTAATATCACTGTAATGATTACGGACTCATTGCTATTTAATGATAAATTTACAGATGCTGAAATATTGTCTATTTTATTACATGAAATAGGACATAACTTCTCTCAATCCGGTATTAAATATTTGGAATATATTAGAATGGGTAGACACTGTATAGATTTTATAGTGGCTATGAGAATATTACTTAATAAAGATATTGGTACACTACTACAAGCTTCGGTTAATGGTGGTATTGATAGAGGTGAAGGGATTGAAACGAGAAGACGCTTTTCTAACTATGTAGATGATTTTGGAAATATAATGGGTACAAGGATACCTAGTCAATTTGCCTTTGTATATAGAGTAGCATTTGCATTCTATACAGCATTAATTATTCCTATTGTTTCTAGTGATATATTTAGGTCATCTATTAACAAATTCATTAGAGCTGAGGATATTGCATCAAAAGCATCTAAAAAATCATGGGATATTACATTATCACTAATTGCTACTGTTTATGGTATAAAACTTAAAATAGCTGAATTTGAGGATTGTCTCAATTCATTCAAATATATATTAACCAGAGGTTTTATAAATAGTAATCTAATTTCTAACTCTATCAATAAATATATGTATAATTTATTGCAATTTGATCTTTTTGTAGATGAATCCTTTGCTGATAAATACGTAGCATTAAATGGGTATGGGCCTGAATATGTTATGGCTATGAGTAAAATACAGAGAGAATCTTATAGATTTGGATTTGGAAAAGATTTTTTAGATAAAGTTCCTATCGTTGGAGAAATCTTTGCACTTAATTACATATTAACAAGAGGGTTAGTTAGTCTTCTTTCTGGAGATCCTCACCCACTTGCTGAATCTAGAATAAAAAGTCAATTAGATATTTTAGAAACTGATTTAAAAGATACATCATTAAATCCTAAAACTAGAGCTGCACTTAAAGATGAAATAGACCGTACTAGAGAATCTATCAAAAGATATAATATGGTATTACAAAAGGATAAGGTTGAAAATAAGTCTCATTATATTTCTAACTTGGTTGCTTTTGAAAATTGCTTCTCCAGAATTATGCCTGATGGAGATATCAGAGAATGGCTATTTAAGAAAATATATACCAATGAACGTATCCTTAAAAATCTTAAAGGAAAATAAAAAAAATATGTGGATAAGGGTAATCCCTTATCCACTATCTTTATTTTACAAATAAGATATATAGCATAATACATATGGAGAATATTAAGTTTATAATAGCTGTTATAGTAGCTATTGTGACAAAGGCAGATTCAGACGGAATAGTTATTATAGGCTTTGTTTTTATTTCTTCCTCTATATCTATCTTCTTATAAGGGTTTATTCTATCCTTTACTCTTTCATGAGTTGATTTGTATAACATGATTACCTCCTATATTATTTTCTGTATTCATTGTAACTGAATATAATATTTCCTCCAGAATTGTACAAAGAGTCTATCATTTCTTGAGACTCTAGTTTTAATACTACAATATCTGTATTGGATAAATCTAATTCATTATTATGAGAGATGATTAAACATTGATCAAATCCTAATCCACTCATGATGTGTTCTATTAAGATAGAGAATTGGATTCTATTTATATTATCTAGATTATCATCTACTTCATCCAACTTGATGATATTGTAATTATCTGAGGATTTCTTTAATAAAACAAAGGATATAAGCATACTGATCATTGAGAGTTGACTATCACTCATTAAAGATATATCTTCTCTAACTCTTCCTTCAGTATCTGCACAAGGTATATTGAACTCAGATTCATTGATAATAAACGGTTGAAGTGCAAATCTCCCACCAAATAAGTATCTAAGAAGATTGTTTGTTTCTTGTAGTATGCTGTTCATAAATACAGACATGTATACTGTTTGAATACCATGGATAGAAGTATATTTCTTCAACATCTGAAGTTCATTAAACTTATACATGTATTCATTATAATCTTTCTTATATTGGTCATATAATACCAATTGATATTTATCTTTTTCAATAGATCTTTTAATATTTAATAGATCATCGTTTCTCAGTACATTCAATTCAGATGAATTAAGTCTGAATTCTTCTTTTAGTATTTGAAGAGATTCTGCATTCTTATCCATTTCTTTTATAGAATTGCATACTTCTTCATATTCTTTGGAGAATTTTTCATATTTCTCTTTATTAATCTTGGCTATATGGATTGAATTGAGTATCGTATTTATTTCATTTTTCTTAGTTAAGATACTATCCAGTTCCTGTACATTAGATTTCTTATTTTTTATCACTTCATCTAATTCTAGATTTAATCTTTCTAATGTACTTCTAAGGCTGATAGATTCTTTGCTGGATCCTTCTATCTTAGATTTCGTTTCCTCTAGGTTCTTAAGATTTTCCCTTAGACTGGAAATAATAGTTATTATATTTTTATTTTCAATATAATTGCTCAAATCAGCAGGAAGATACAATCCTTCTCTAATACAATGAATTATATCTTTCTTTTGAATATTTATATTAGGGAATTTATTTATAATAGGGAGTATAGATTCTATATGGTCTATAATAGATTTTATTTCATTTGAACAGATAGTTTTGGTTGTTTCTTTTTCATAACCTATCTTTACTTCTTCAAGTTTAGAGTTGGTACTATCTATATTTGATAGGATAGAATCTAATGTAGGATACTCATCTAATCTTTTGTGAGATTCTACTACTTCTTTTATAAAAGGACAATTCTCTTTATGATTACAATCATTAGGTATATTTTTAAAAGAATCAGATGATCTTTTTAGTTCCAATACTATATTCTTTGTTTCTTGCTGTTCTCGCAAAGAAGATTCCAATCCTCTTATAACACTATCAAAATTTATATTAGTTTTAGGTTTGTTTTCATGTTTTAAGCATTCTTCTATAATAGCTTTACTATAAGAAGAAATCAATACATCTATATTTGAATTGAACTTATCTATAGCATTGCTAGATAGCTCATAGTCTTGATCAGTGATATTGATATAATCATCTATTAGATATACAAACTTTTCATATTTGCTCAATTCTAATTTAGTAGAACTGATCTTTTCTTTTACATCTGATAATATATTACTATCATACAAAGATTCAAGTTTGGCTGTGTTTTCATCTATCTCATCTTTTATTGAAAGTTCTTTATCAAATGAATCTTTGATTATTTTTCTTAAAAATTCTTCCCTAGCCTCATATTTAGAAAACTCTTTTTCATTTGTTATAAGACTATCTTCAGAATACTCTTTTGTTTCAGGAAGATCTTTCATTTCTTTTTCTAATATTGTTTTTCTAAAAGAAAGATCTTTATATGTATCAAGATAGTTTCCAGTTGTATCTATCTCAGAGATTTTGTTATTTAAGCTAGCTATTTTATAAACTAAGTTTTCTTCTTTTTGTTTTAGAGAAGATAAAGCTTCTTCATTTTTTACTATATTATTTTTTACTAACTCTATATTTCCTATTTGAGATAGTTTAGTACTGATAGAAGCTAAGATAGATTTTAATACTGATGATTTAGTTGTCATCAGTTTATTCATCTCAGAATATGCAGAAAGAGAAGATACAATATTATTTACATATCTTTTACGTTCTGAGGGTTTCAATCCACCAAGACCCTTTTTATTAGCAGATAACTGAGATAATACTATAAAATTATCATCTAATCCAAATAGATCATAGATGATTTCTTTAGCTGTGGTTATATTATTGGTAGGATTTATATTAGTTACAGTTCCATCTTGTGTTATCTTAGACATGTAACACTTAGTAGGTTTTCTTGTTTTATCTTTAAATACTGATTCATATTTTATATTTACGATCGTATTATCATTCATCATGTAAGATATTTCTTTTATAGCAGTCTTCTCTTCTATGAAATTAATACTAGAGTCTGATAAAGGAGTTAGTGCTTTGAAGATAGTAGATTTTCCTGTGCCATTATCTCCCTTAATAATAAGAATTCTATGAGTACATTTTGAAAAGTCTATTTCTATATCTTCTAATCCCATTCCATTAAAGATTCCTATATAATTTTTTAATCTTAATCTAAGTAGTCTCATTTTAACACCTCCCTGTCATATAAAAAAAGATAAAAATCTCTGACTAGCACTTATATGCTAGTCAGAGTAGCTTTTTAAAATTATTTTACAATTTCGTTAGCATTATTAGCTAAAGATCTCCATATAACGTTATTATACTTTCTAGTTATTGTTGCTAATTCTAATTCATATTTAGAATATAATAGCATATCTAAATTACCAGTATTTCTAGTAGCTAAATCATCATAATTTTCAACAAGATACATTATGGCATCAAATGTTTCTTTTAATAATCCACCTAAATCATATTCTTCTTTAGATAAGTTTAATTCTTTGACCTTTTCATTTGATAAAATTAAACCAACTTCATCATGGAAATTGGTTATAAGACCATAAAACAATACCTTAAATACTTTAAACAAATCATGATCTGTATTTGTTGTATTTACAAATTCTGCTTTCTTTTTTATATAAGATAATATAGCTGCAAAAGAAATTAAATCTTTTACACCTAAAATACCAAAGTTACCTCTATACAGATAGGTGACTCCGCAATTATAATCAACACAATTAGTGAATAATTCCCTGCATGTTCCAGTGGCTAACTCATTTTGAGTAGTTGTTAAATAAGTTATTTTTAATGCTTTAGATCTTTCATCATCAAATACTCCTATAAAATTATTATATTCATCATAGAAGCATATCAGATTAGATAAAATAAAATCTACAAAGTCTTCTAATACGATCATTACACTTTTTGTAGTGGTGTAATTACAAAATATATTTTGTATAGGACTAATGTAGTTTAATATACCTACATTATCTATAGATAATAAGTTATCCATAATTTCTTTATCAGTTTTGAATTGCTTGCGGAATTCATCTAACAATCCATCTACAAAATATACTTCTTTATATATAACTTCTTTTCTGTCTTGTTCATCATCTAGTTTATAAGACAAATCCAAATCAGTTATTTTAACCTTTCTCATAACTAATTTATCAAAATCAACCTTACCATTAGCAATTCCATTATATTGAGATTTTAAATAGTTAGTTATAATTTCCCTATTAGGATCTTTTTCAAATAGATTGTTTAATCTATTTATCTTCCCCATTTCATCTCTAAAGAAAGTTACAAACGAAAAGATTTCATTACTTTTGATAGACATAATTGATTATCTCCTTTTGCTAAAAATAAAACTAATCTTCTATATAACCTAATAAAAGGGCGTCTCCTTTACCCTTTTCTAGCTCTTTTTTATTTTCTTCTAGTTTATAATATTTTTTAGGAAAAATACCATCCATAGTTCTAACCATTTCAGTACTGTATCCACAATCCATACATACAGATTTGATAGAATATTTTCTATTTAAAAGCTTATTAGGAAATGTACCTACATCGATTAAACCATATGCTGAATACATGGTTTCTAGTAGTATAAGAGGTTTTCCACACATAGGGCAAACCCCAAATTTTCCTTCAGTAATTACTTCTTTCATATTATATATTCACCTCTTATTGGAGGATCTCCATTTTTCTTTTATCACCTTTAGCAACCAATATAGAATCTGAATATACTATATCTTTCATAGATTTCAATTCAGATGTAAAAGGTTTTGCTACTCCATTAATTACGATTCTCTTAAAATGCATATTAGAAATATTTCTAACTTTGTGTATCTTCATCTGCTGTTCAGCCTGCTGTCTTGAGTAGACCCAATATCTCATAAATTCATTATCAGACATCTCTATTTACCTTTCTCTCATAATTATTATATATCATAAAAATCAGTTTTACTTTCTTGTAAACTAAAAATATAACGGAATGGTGTTTACCATTCCGTTATCACTATCTTTCTTTTTTAACATGGAATTGTTGTAATTCAGGAATATCATAATTGGGTTCTTTAAAAGTTTTCTTATCAAACTCAATTACTTCTTTTAATTTGCTTTCTTTCTTAAAGTCCCTAAGTTGTTTATCTACAACTCTTTTCCATGTATTAGGTTCTTTAGACTTAGGATCATCTCTAAAATATCCTTCAGGATAAACATTGATCAAGGGAACAAGCATAGATGTAACACCAGGATCTGTAGGAGATGAAGCAGACATGTCTACTATCCCTATATTTGAAGTGTGACAATATCTATAGATATCAGGAATGGAATTGCTTCCTGCTTCACCAATACCAGCTATCCCTTTATAAGTACATTTTATAGACAGATAAGAGTCATTATCTGTAGTAATATCTCTAAAGTTTACCAAATTACTATTTGTAATTTCATTGATCAGATACATGGGATCTGTAGTAAGTCTTCTTTTAATAGATTGAATATCTACTTTTTCTCCCATATCAGATAAAGCATAAATAGCCTTAGAGAATCTAGGAGAATAGAAAGAAGCTATATATTCTTCACATCTCAATCTTTTGATAGAGATATCAAGATTATTTTTAAGAAGGAGCATATCATATTCATAGATTGCCCATCTTAATATAGAAAAGATATTATTCTTATCTTGCTCAGGAAGTCTTATCTTTTCTGCAGTAGTTTTATCATAAATAAGTTTTAAAGAAGTCAATACTGATATAGCTTTATTGATAGGATCCGACATATTGAAATGCCTACCTAAAGAATCTAACCAGTATTTCTTACTGAAGATATCAGGAAGTACTGCAAACTTTCTTCCTAATTCATCACACATCATTCCCATTACATGCTGTAAACCAAGATTAGAATACAGTAATGATTTAGGGCAATTGATATAAATTTGACTAGTCTTCTTAGGAAGGAAGGTATACCACTCAGGATCATTAGGATCCTCATCTGTAATTCTAATAAAGTTATCCAGTCTTAAGAATTGCAGTCCTCTTATAAGTCCCATTTCGGCAAAGATATACTTAGCTATAGGAACCGTTTTATTAAATATATTCGCATTAAAAGTAATCATAGATACTTCTTCATCATGAATATCTTTTGCATCTTTAATATTCTTATAAATACGAATAGGTTGGAATGTAGATTTAGCTGTAACCGTTTGATATTTATCTGTAGATGTTTTGTTATTATAAGTGAATGCATCTACAATTTGATACATAGGAGTTCTAATATTTCCATTAATCTTAAAATAGAACTTTTCTATTACTCTAGGGACTGCAATGATTACATCAAACATTTCTCTTCCATCTGATGCTTCTACATAGTAGGTTACTATAAGAAGTTTAAGATCAGAATCTTTGATATCGATATAATCATATTTGTTATCTGTAGGTCCTTTTTTAGAGTTTTTGCTTATTAAACGAGCTTGATGCTGTCTAAGTATATCAAGTACCTCGGTATATTCATCAACGACCCTAAAGCTATGAATCTTAATCGTAAAGTAACCATTAACGCCCATTTGACGCTCAGCTGATTTGATAATATTCTTTAAATAATAAATAATCATATCATCTGATCTATTAAACAAAGTTTTGTTAAATTTTTCTCTGTACTTATTATTGTAATTATAAATGAACTCTCTTTGATTCATACTATCCTCCCATTACACCGTATCATTAACACAGGTAGTTAATTTTTCTCCAATAGGATTGGGAGCATTCTTTTTATCTTCAAATGTAATAGAGCATCTAATATCAAAGATATCGCAGAATCTTTTTAATTTGAAGAATGTAATAGAATTTCCTGTAAGACCTCTTAAGTCATTAGAATAATCTGACCCGAATCTCTGTTTATAGTTTTCTATATCTATATTCTTTTTACTAATAGCTTTCTTAAATAGTGCCATTTCAGGAGTATCATTCTCCTGAACAATGGGTTTGTAAATATTATTTGTAGAAATAAGTATTGAACGTTCTTGACTTTCAAGTTTAGCTGCTTTTTCTATAGAATCTCTTAGATTTTCAACATTATCAAAATCGATAATATCTTTTGAATTATATTGAGACAGATCTATATCATCAGGTTTAGAATAAATTAAAAGAGGACCAGCATCATATACACCAACAACATCTCTGCTAAATTTAGTCATAACCGGATATACAATCTCATCTTTAACCACTGCTGTATCTTCTGCTAATTCTTTAACAGCTTCTGGATTATATTCTGATTTACGTATAAATTCTTCTTGATCAATTACATCAAGAATTCTCTTTCCAATTCTCATCTTCTTCATTAGTTAAATACCCCTCTGTTGAAAAAATTATTGGAAATTAAAAAGAAAACGATTAAAAAGGATGAGAGGAATCGATCCTCTCACCCAATAGTATTTTCTTATTCATTTACTTCAATTTCAGAGTCATCTTTAACATGTTGCTTCATCTGTTCAGAAGGTTCAATACCTACATAAACACTATTGCCAGAAATTTCAGAAGTCATCGTGAAATATCCAGGGAATTCTAATACAGGATCGATAGATACATTAGCACACATGTAATCGAAAATTACATCCATGATTGTGATCAAAAGTTCTTGAGCAGAACCTTCGCAAATTTTATTATTATCATCTTTAGGAGCATATTTAAAATTGATACCAAACTTATCATGTGCGATATCAATAATAGCTTTATATGCTACTTGGGATTCAGTAAAGTCATAAATAGACCATTTGGGATCGATATCATCTTCATTATATGTATAACTCAAAGTCCAAGAACCTTCATCGGTTCCTTCTTCTTCTTGTTTATGGAATTGTACATATGCACCAAAATGGAAACGACCATCAATATCTTTAAATACTAAAGCTGTAGGAGTATCCTTGGATTTATTTTTACCAAGGAAGATAGCAGCACCTTCGAAAAGTGTCTTAATGCAAGATTCAGTTGCAAAATCATTCCAACCATAATTACGATTAGTGAAAGTTTTACTTACTTGCAGATTGATTCCGGATTCTAAAAAGTTTTTCATTGTGTTTCCTCCTAGAGATAATATAAAAGATCTTTTATATAACCAGACCCGTCGGTCCGATCTACACATTTATAGTGTATAACTAATTTGAAACTTATACCTAAGTTATACTTTTTTTAACTTTTTATTTATTCAAAGTTTTTAGGTATTCATCAGCATCGGATGCATTCAAAATCATAGGAGCATAGGAATCAAACTCTCTATAATTATTCCATCCTATACCAGATTCTAAACTTAACCCAGTTTTGAGTTTGAAATTCTTTTCTTTAGCTTTAAATGCTTTCCTTACATTACCAGATTCAAATCCATTATAAGGAACAACCAATATTCCTGTAGAATTTGTTACCCCAGAATCTTCTCTAGAATCAAAACCAGCATCTATAAATCTTTGATTTAATGCATGATCTCTTAATCCAGAGAATCTTACTTGGATCTTGTCTGAAACATTTCCAACTTCTGTATATATGATATTGAAATTATCACATATAAATTTTATATCATCATAAAATTTAGGAATCTCATTTCCTAATACTTCTATTGTTTTAGCTCCTATACCTTTTACATTTACAAGAGCCTTTAAAGTATTTTCAGTATCTGATAATAAAGTATTAAGACTAACGTTTTGTAATATTATCTTCCAAGTTTCTAAGGCTATAGATGTAAATCCAATAGCACCTAAGATTCTATAATCAGGATAAGGAGTTTTCTTAAGTTCATCTAATCTTTCTATAAACTTTATACTATTAACCTCACCCAATTTTTCTACAAGAACAGATTTGGGAATATTGAATAGATCTCTAACCCATGTTACATCTAAAGCTCTTATAGACTCGCTCGAAAAATCTTTGCTATTTAATTTCTTTAAGAAGTTAGTCAGTCTTCCTATTACTTTTTCTCTACAATAGAAATTAATACATACTGCACTATCTCCCGAATCAGTTACATATAAAGGTTCTCCACAACAAGGGCAAGTTTCAGGAAATTCTTCTAAAGGAGCAGTATTGGTTTCATTAAACTTATCTTTAGATTTTCTGATATAGACTATTACATCATTTACCAGAGTCAAATCTACTTTATCTCCAGGTCTTAATGCTAATTCATTAAATCGTTTCAAAGAATGTGCTGTTGTTTTATCATGAATAGCACCAAAGAACTCTACCGGTTTAAAATGAGCCATAGGTGTTATTCTTCCATCTTGTCCAACAGAATAAGTATAATGAGTAAAGGTTGATTTTCTTTTAAGAGGATTGAATTTTATAGCTATAGCATATCTAGGAATAGCTCCTCTTTTGCCAAGACGTTCTCTTATATCTTTATCTGCATATTCTATAACTATCCCATCATATTGAAATCCCATGAAATCTCTTAAATCATTTGCTTCTTTAACAAACTGATTTACCATAAATAGAACTTGCATATAATCTCCTTCTATGATTTCATATCTCATAGAAGTATCTTTGGTATAATATTTATTTAGAAATTCTAATTCTGTAATTCTATCTACATTCAAAGAAGATTCTAACGGTATAGGAGTTAAATAATCCCTATACATTCTTGCATCTAATCCACCCAATAAACCTATTACAGCATTTCTAGGATTCGCATACTTCTTTTTAAAATCTCTTTCTATTCTTTGTAAATTGTAATTGGTTACAATATACTCGAATTTGATACCAAATCTTTCAGTATCATCTACTTTTCCTTTGGCTCTATGAAATTCCATTCCTCCTAATATAGGAGTTAGATCAGAAGCTTCATTATTATCAGTATCTCCTCTAGTACATGCAAAGGATATTTTTGAACCTTGAACTTCTTCTTCTACAGATACTCCATCATACTTAAGAGAAGCTATCAATTTAATATGATTAGGATCTATAATACCCATATTTGCATGAGTACCAAGAAAATCTCTTTCAAAAATTTGTACTGTCTTATCATCTAAAACACCAGATTCTAATGCTTCAGATTTTAATACAAACTTGCATTTATCAAGAGTGCCACACATATCATAAGTATGAGCTACATTTCTTGATTTCTTTTTTACCAAAGTTGTATCATGATGAACTTCAAAATCTTCTTTGATAGGAAATGTATAATTTCTTACCAAAGCATCGAAATACATCATTTTATCTTTAGGAACTATTTGAATTACTTCTTTTTTTCCATCTTCCTTAATTTCTAAATTACTTCCTCTATCTACTTTAGCTTCTTCCTTAAAAGAGATAGGTGGTGCACCTACGGGAGTAGGAATATTAGTAACTTTACATAGATTTACTAAAGCATCATATAGATCATCATTTAAAGGAAGAATTATATTCGCTCCATTATTATATAATGCATTAGATATTTTTAAAATTCCAATAACGTCATCATAGTCTATCATATGAATATTCTGATTCTTGATGACTTGTTTTGCTTTCTCATTCATAAAATGCTTTACTTCTTCAGATACTGTAGGATCTCCAGACAGAATAGAATTGTAAGCATCTTCTAAAATAGGATTCAACATAAAAAATTCTTTACCTCCTTTCAACAAGGTAAGTTAAATTATGGATAGTAGACCCTAAGATCTACTATCCATATTTATAATATACATTTATTTTTCTTTTAACCCAAGTTTTATTAGTTTTTCTTCATAAGCCTTATTTCTCATATTCTCTTCATAAATACCAGGAGTTATGGTAATAACTTCTTTTGTATCTTTTACATCATAAGGCTTAGTATCTTTCTTATCTCCCTCAAACTCAATTACCATCTTAGGTTTTCTAGGAGATATATCGATTACATTCATAAGAAGAGGATGTTTCTTATGCTTGAATAACTTGATGAATCTAAATACCCCACCAAGCTCTTTTAAGTATGCATGTAAGATTTGAGCAGATTGAGATTCTGCTTCTGCATCTAATTCGATATCAAAGTCAAAAGGATTCCCAGTAAGAAGTTTCTTATGAGAACGTC